TTTACCTGCTGGCTCAACTCCAGTTTTTGCTATCTGCTTCTGCGCCCTAGTTTGCTTCCGGTCTTCGTGTCGCATACTGTGGTCAGCTACAATGTGGTCATCTCGCTGCGCCCTAGCCAATTGGTTCTCTTTCTGCTGAACCTGAAGATTCATAGTGACTTCAGCAAGTTTCGCCTTGAGCTTATCGTTCTCGGCAGATAACTTCCCGTTGATCTCCTTATCCTTCAGCTTGCGGTCTTCATCGGCATTAACATCATCGATTTTAAGCTCTTCCATCCTGACCTGAGTATTAGCCACCATTTCGTCTTCTTTCGTCTTGGCGGTAATCCCTGCAACCTCTGACCTGCCTTTAGCTGCGATATTAGCCACTTCAATACGCGGGTCAGCTTGTGGCTGCTGCTGGGCTTGCTTCTCCCTAGCTTCCTTAATGGCATCCTCGTCCTTGATTACGTCTAAGTGCTGCGATTCAAACAACTGCTTGATGACCTTCTCCCAATCCACAATAACGGCGGCATCAGGGTCATTCCTAAGCTGCATGATCTGCATTAGCTTCTGAGCGTTCTCATCCTTAACTATCAACACCGATGTTCCACGCGCAACCACATCGAAGTCGCCCTTAATCTCAGGCTTCGGGTTATACATCATATTCCAATGGTAGTACCTGCCAATATGAGGGCGGGTTATAAGGTCGTCCCATTGCTTAACTTGTCTTCTGCGGGTCGTATCAGCGCCCTGCATCAATATCTGTAGCTCGCCCAACGTCTTAGTACCGCTAGTGCTTTGCTGCCCCTGCGCCTGCCTTGGAGTGCCTGACTCTAAATCCATAAACTCTAGCGCAAGATTGATAATGTTCTGTAGTTCGCCTTGATTGTTCTGTATCTGAAACTGCTGAAACGCCTTCTTAACGTCAGAATCCTCTGACTCATCTATCCATATCTTCTTGCCAGTTACTTCCCATACATCGTCTTCAGGTCTTACGTTCCGGCCTATGACAATCTGAGCGCCGCTTGAGTCTCCGGCGTTATCCATCATCGCTCGCCATGCAGCAGTAATGATACGTTGCTGCCATATTAGCTTTCTTGGCTCACTCATACCCCACGGCGAGTCATCTACCTGAACCCACGGGAAGAAGTCATACGGTAGTTCGCCACTATCCAGCATATTTAACTGTGCTTTGATAGGATGGTTATTAACGAATACGACACAAGCCGATATAGACTCATCCGAATCCTCATCGACCTTAACGCCCATCGCTATCAGGTCGTCCTTGTCTACGTCACCGTTGTATTCCCATCTCTCATACGGCGCACCACGGGCAATAGTCGATGCTCTGACCTGCTGATTGTTGCCCTTATCTAGCTGGACTACGGTTCTAACTGGGTCTTCTTGCAGCACTCTAATGATCTGCTGCTTGCTATATCCCGGCACTCCCATCAGTGCGCGAAGCTCTCTAGGAAGCAGATGGTCACGCTCCCATATATACGCACCCTTCTTCGGGTTATCGCCGCAATGAGGGTCAGGGTAGATATTCCAAATGTCTCTCGATGCACTTGCAGGCTTGAGGTTTTCTACGACCTTTAGGGTATGAACCGATCCATCGCTATCTTTCTGCTCTACCCAAGCTCGACGGGTAGTCTTAACGATGTTCGGGCCTTTCATTACGCCCGTACCCAACCGAATAGCTGATCTAGCTACCTTCCTGCACTCAGCATTGTAGTCACACTCTTCTAGCTGGTCATCTATCTCGCTCTCCATCGCGGAAGCACGTTTCTTCAATTCATCCTTCCTAGCTCTAGCTTCTCTCTCTTCGCTTGGCTCTTGAGGGGCTTCTATGACTTCTTCCTGCTGAGGCGCACCCATAGGGTCTTGCGCTGCCATAGGGTCTTGCATAGGGGCTTGAGATGGGTCTTCCACAAGCTGCTCAGGTGATGCCTGAACGATCCCTTCTGGTATATCCATTGGCATAGCCAGCTCACCTACTGGAGTGCTATCTATTCCGAAGTTCTTGTCATCAGTAGGGAATTGTATCTCAGTGAATCGACCTTCTGCTGTCTCGCACTTGCCGCGTATGATATTGACGATTACGCGAGATCGACGCTGCATCTTACCGTTCGATCCTCCAGATGCTTCGCCGGTAGCATAGTCAGTCATATCCGACTTGGTGGATGTGCCGTCTAGCCCTTCAAATGCTCGTTGGTCTTCACGCCATGTTCGCTCAATACCAGTAGCCGCACGACCAGCAATAGCTTCGTCGCGCTTGGTAAGTAGCGAATCAGCAAGGTTTTCCACCCTTACTCGTCGTTCTTCCTGAGCGTCTTTGTCTGCTTTCTGCTGATCCATAGTCTTCCTAGATGATAAGCCTGCTTGTGAGTTCGGTGTACAGCCCCGATAAAGACAACTAGGCAGCCTGCGGGGAGACAGGTTTTCGGTGAGTGCCTAGCCTAGTTGATCAGTAGCCTATGACGTTATCCAGCGGCTCTCTAGCCGATCTTCCACGTACAGGCACATATTCATCAGATTCGTTCTTCAAGCCATCTGCGTTTATAGCTAGATACCTGAAATCGTCAGCGCCATGAGAGAATTCGTCATGTACTGGTGCGCCAGCCTCGTTCGTAGCCAGACTAATAGACCTGCGGTAGCGTTTGAGACACTCTACAAGTCGCGCTGTCTTCTCTTTGTCGAAGTAGACCTGAGAGAACATCATCCTAGCTGCCTTGATGCCGTTCTCTATGCCGATGTTAGGGGTCATCTTAACCTTGCGACCAAATGCCTTTAGCAGCTCTGCTGTACTCTTGCCGGTCTTGAAGTCTTTAGCTGCGCCGTCATGGGGCAGATAGTCATAGCCCCAGTTCAATCGCTTGTTCTGTAGCTCAGTAGCATACCAGTCGAGAGTCTTGTGATCGTCCTCTATGTAGTCAATGATCCGTATCTCTGAGCGTAGGCGCTGAACCAAGATGATAGACATGGAATCATTCCATCCCAAATCCCATATGGTGTGAACCTTTAGCGTTGGGTCATACGGCACATTGCATACCCTTCCACCGATAATGGCCTCAGATACTTCACGGGCATAGATTGCGCCGGATACTGCTAGTCGGCACTGGCCTTCCCATATCTGTCCGTAATCTTCTTTGTTTGTCTTCTGACAGTGCAGGCGCTCTTGCTCCAACACTTCAGGGAACCACTCATTGTCGTTATAATTGACCGCAGCCACATAAGAGTTAGGCGGTGGCTCTAGGACAAATCGGGTATATGTCTCGTCAGTATCTAGCTCTGGGTTGAAACTTATCCATATCTCGCTATTGAGCTTGCGTATCGTAGGTGTCAGCACGTCCCATGATCGCTTGCGTATGCTCTGCGCTTCTTCGCACCATGCTATATCCAGACCCTCATACGACTTGATAGATTCGACTGTTTGAGTTGATAGGCCGCTAAACAGGAAGTTTGTCCCATTCTTGCCGCGTATCTCAGTATCAAGCACTTCGTAGAAAGAACCTAAATCCATTGACTGTATCTGATCGCTCAACAGCCGATGTACTGAATCCTTAATAGACTTCTGCACTTCTCTGAAACAGCCAATCCTTAATTTAGACTTAGTACCCAATACCAGCAATGCCCTAGCAAAAGACCAGCTCTTACTACTGCCGCGCCCACCGTGAGCCACCTTATAGCGATAAGGGCTGAACAGGAACTCCAGCTTCTTCGGGAAGCGTATAGTTGACTCAATCTTTTCCAAAGACCACCTTCAAGCTATGCTCTACCGCGCCACCATCAGCGCCTGTTATCTCTGACCTTGCCAGCTTAGGAACATGATACTCGACTACCGACTGAAACATGGCAAAGGCTTTCTCAGGATTAGGCTTAACGCCATTCTCTTCATCGCCATTAGAAACCTTTTCCAGCCACTCTGTAAGCCGGTGGGCATTACCATCAACAAATAGACCAATGGCAGCACGAGCGTCAGCAGTGGCCTTGTTGGTCGTTCCCTTCTGTCTGCCTCCTGCCTTAGCATGTCCTAAGCTACTACCACCTACTACTTTAGTCACCTGATACTCCTGTTATGGTCATTGTCCTGTCTTATATAACCCCCTGATTCTGGACACTAGGCCGCGTAATCACTGGGACGCAATACTTGTATTTCATAACAATTGGCAGTGCTTGCCCATTATGCCATGATTAATCAGACTCTAGCAGTTCGAGCGGCTCTATTTCTTCTGGCTCTTTGATCTCTATGCCTAGGCTATCCACGAACTCAGTGATGCGCCTGATTGCATTGTGTGCGGGACTCTTCTTATCGTAGCCCCCTGAGTAAGTGACGTGCAGCGAAGTGTTACCTTCGTTCTCATCGTTCACAATTATATATGCTGCTTTCACGAATAACCCCCCTTCATTGATGATTTACGATTTAACATGCCAGCTACAGGCGCTGGACTTGGATCGCCGAAAACTTCTTTCGCCACTCTGTCGCGCATAGTGCCTTCATCCAGCTCTTCGCCACCGACTGATGATAGTGCTTGTTCTAGCATCAGCATTAATTCGCTCAGCGTTTCAGGTGTAATCTGGGTGCTGTCGTCGATGTAGACTTGTAGGCGTTCGATTGACTGCTGTATCAAGCTCGCAGTATCGCCCTCTGTTTCGGCTTCCAGTGCTAGTGCCTGCGGGTCTTCGGATATTCCCATCTCATCCATCATATTTGGCCTTAATATTCAGTGGTTTGGAGTAAAGCTGGAACATAAAAAAACACCTGTCAAGGTGTTGTATAGTTTATCTCCCACAATACCCAAACATACTACTGGAGTTGTGTCACTGTATCAAGCTCCATGTATCTATCATACTTAGCCATCTCATCGCTTAGTTTCTTGTAGCAGGTCTTGATTCTACTCCTGAATCTGGACTCAGCTCTTGACCATATTATGACAGACTCATCTGGGTCTTCTGGTGATTCGGTCGGCCCCTGCTGTATCTCTCGCATCCTGTCGGAGTCCGTGTACGCCTTGCCAGTGATTTCGCATATACCCACATAGTAATGCCGAGCCAGTAGAGAGATCATTCCTTCTCGATGCTTGTAGTCGCACATTAGCTCGGCGATGACTGCCCTTATCTTCTTTAAATCGTGATGCTCTTCGCGTAATAGCTTTATTGCGCTAATCATTGACATGTTAGATAGATCGTTACCTGAGCCTCTTGGTATATCACCGCCAAACTCGATGACTTTAGACATTAGGCTGTCACCGCGCCATCCAGCATCCTGACTTATCGAGGTAATGCCGTTTAGATAAATATGGATCAGTTCTGAGATGCTATCCCGCTGCGTCATCTAAGCACATCCACTGGATCATCTGATTCTATCCAGACATGAGCGCCACAGCTAAGTGGCTTATCAGGACGATGGATAACCGTACCGTTAATAAAAGCTACCTCGTGGCAGTTGATACGGCTCTTGTAAGTCTTAACCGTGAGCGGTGGATTGTTCTCCCCGCTGCGCCGGTTGGCCTTAATAATATGCTGATTGACATGGATGATTGTTTTCATGCTCAGTCAATTACGCGCTCGTCCTCGTCCTCGTAATCAATATCTTCTGGGTGGCGTACAGCAGTACCAACGTAAGCAGGATTCGGATACCAAGCGTCCCTAGATGACAGCAGCCAAGCGCGTTCTGGGTATCTCTGTCCACCTAACTCAGCTTCGGCTTGGTCGAATTCCCCTTCAGTCATATCATGGTAGTAATCTGGATTATCTCTATTCACAATAAATTCCCCTTATTTTGTTGGTCTATACTCTGACTATACGCCTGTAATTGGGCATTACAACGTATTTCGTGCCATTATATTTATTTCATCTGTAATGCTTGCTTTACACAATAAAGGGGCGCATTATTCTATTGCACTTAAACTTAACGCAAGCCAAGAGAAGGCAGAATATGAAAATTAACAAAATCACATTTGCAACAAGCTCAAAATATTCACATCTGAGTGACGATATGATTGTTGTAGAAGATCACGATTGCTGTATGGAGAAAACTTTCAAGCTAGGCTTGGTTCAGGAGCTGGAAGATTTTGAGCCGACTCTTATAAAAAGTTTTGATCAAGTTAAGAAAGCATTTAAGTCTGGACGCGCTTGGTTTTAATACAACAAAAATCGGAGAATCAGCATGAAAAACTGGAAGGTTATGGCAAAAGTAGTAGACCGTTATGGGGACAAGACATTTTTGTTTTTTCATAATTCAAAACAAGAATATGTAATCCAATACCGCAGTCCTTATGGTGTGCGAGTAGCTACACGTAGGACGCACGATTGGGAAACCGCGCACTATATTTTTGCAAAAGAGTATAGAAGATAAATAATTAAAGCTCCAACAACGCCCTTCGGGGCTTTTTTGGGTATCAATACACTTAACTAGGAAAGCTAATGAAAATTAAAATCGAATTCACTATTGACGTAATACCTGAAAATATCCAAGTCTATTTGGATGAATGTGGTTTTGACGAGACAATTAAGGGTTTTTTGACATCTTACTTCTCGTCAATGGAAGAAATGCTAGACCAAACATTGCTGGAAAATGTCGGTCTAACTGCAATCGTTAATAACCGTGGAGAGTGATATGAACTTTACTACTTATTATATTGAGCATGAATCAGGCGAGTATTTGACAGACCAAGATGCTGCCGAAGGCAGGAAAATGCTAGAGGTTACTGATTGTTCAGAGTGTGGCGGCACAACACATGAATGGTCTTTGGATAATCCCCAACAACTGCCAGTTTGCGAAGATTGCTATGATAGCAAGCCAGCTCAGATGGAATCGTTTTTCAAAGTAGCTTTTCACGGACACTTCTATTATGCCTCTCTTATGGAATGGGATGCTTCGGAAGGCGAGTGGGAAGAAATCAGCGGCATAGGAAGCTATGAAACTTTCATTGATGCCGAGCATGAAGCTAAATTTCTAGCCGACAATTCAAAGTTTTCCTATAGAAATCTTGGCGACCCCCGCGCAGACGTAGATGAAATCTTGCGGATTTTTGATGAGCAAGTCAAAGAGCGTAAGGAAAATAAATGAAGATTTTAAATGCTACTAGAATTTCGGCTTATTTCAATTGCAATGCAAACTGTAATATTCCTGCCCAGTGGGATGTGGAGGTGCAGTCCGATGACGGTGATGTGCTGTCTCGCAGAGTCGAGGATTACGGGCAGAGCGAGACTGATGCGGCTTTAGAGGTTGTCCAATCGTACCGATAACCAACCACAAAACAATAATTTATTTTGACTAAATAAACGGAGAACGAAAATGAACCTAAGCATACAGACCAATAACCAAGAACGCCCAGTAATATACTGGCATGATTTAACACCCAAGCAGCAGAGCGAGTTCCACTACGCCAGCGCTGAGGAATCGCAGTTTGTTATCTACAAGAACTGGGTGTATGACATAGGTGAGTTCATGGCAGTACGAGAGTACGGTCAACTAAGCCCGTGGCATGGGTACAGCAGCGAATCTTTCTTCTCCGGTGTGCTAATCAAATTCATCTCTGATTGCGATAGCGTAATCATGGGCAACTACACAAGCTAGCAAACCAACTAAACGGAGCGCGATTATGAAAACTGTTAATATGGATAAATCCATAATTGATGATGAAGCGGCATTTGAATTGGCCCTGCAATTAGCCATTACAGCTCCAACAGAAGCCAAAGCAGATGAGTGCGTGTCAATAGCTGAAATGATAGCTATCAGGATAGGCGGCGAAGCAGTGCAGCGTATACAGGCTAAATTTAACTAACCCATTACTCTAGACGAGGAAGAAGAATTATGAAAAAAATAATCAAAGAAATAATCACTGAGCTAATAGCCGCCGTTATTGTTGCATCGCTTCTGCTGTTCGTTGTGGGTGCTTTCTTCGGCGTGTTTTAGTGTATGACGTGGGCCGTTTTCATGTATGCCGCTATCATCGTTTTAGCGGCATCAGACCCTTCAATAACATACGCTTGATAGCCCAATATACGCATTAACGCTATATAATCCTCCTGATCTTGTGTTGCCTTCCCGCCTTTCGCTTTCATCTCTACGAATAACCCGCTTGATTCCGCATTAGGGACGCAGAACAGTATATCTGCCTCGCCCTTGACCATACCCTGACTCTTGAATTGGTTGACCATAATCGCCGCTTTCTTGCCGGATGGCAGATTCACGCCGTTTAGACTCAGGCGCGTACACTTGATGTAGTGCGGGTATTTCTCCCTGAACCAACGGATAACTTCCTTCTGTTCATGGAATTCTGACATGGTTTTCCTCAATAAAAACCTGCCGCAAAGCAGGGCGCGCAATCTACTGACTCTAGGTAAGAGAGTATTCAATCAGCAGTTTTTCGCTTAAATAAAGTTTGCAAAAATGTGGTTATGTACGCTTTCCTTTCGGGAATCTTCTTCAGCAGACGTTGAGTAATAGCTCAGTACGGCGGTAACGTGTCCTATCATCTCTGGGTCTTCCATGCAGGCTATCAAGGACTCCCTCAAGGATATTAGCTCATTGCGAACCAATACATCTACCTGATCACTATCTAGCTCTACCGTTGTCATGCCTTGATCCTTTTAGCTTATAATTTACACACGTTCTGGTGATATGTGTAGATTATGCAATTAATTACTCCTACTCCTCATCTTCCATATACAATATTTCCTGAACCTCTATCTTAACTCTTTCCAGTACCCCAACTACCCAGTCGACGGGGAAGTTAGCGTCTATTTCAGGGACTATTAAGTTCCATATTTCTGTCTCAAGATTCTGTGCTGCTAATTCGTATGCCGCGAGAGTATTGACCGGAAACGGAGCAATGTTATCTAATTTCCCCTTACCTACCTTCTTGTCGGTCTTGACCATCTCTTATCCTTTACGCATCATCTCTGCTAACTCTGTTGCTCTGTCCCCCACCTGTTTTGCCCAGCGACTTTCCAGCATCTCCTGCGAGGCTAGTTCCCACTGACCATTTCTCAGTGCGGCCCAGAACTTCTCAAACATGAGGTATCTAGGCAGACCCAAATTAAAGCTCATATTCGCCAAAACTATTTGGCGCTGCTCAGATAAATTGCACCACTCAGGGTACACCCTGTCTAACTCTGAGGTGGCAAGCTCTATGTCCTCTATCAGCATTTGGTCGATAGTGGCTATTGAAATGCCGCGATCAGTGAGGTTTCGGCCGATTCCGATTGTCATCTTCCCCTCAGTGTCGATGTACGGCATCCGCTCTTGCCCTTCGTGGCGCTTGAGTTGTGCTATTAGCTTATCGGTATCCATCGCGCATATCTCTAGTTGTGGCTGTACGGTTATGGCTTGATATGTCAAATATGCTGCGTAATATATCCTGAGCATTATATCATTATCCCAATATTAGAACATCTAACACTATTATTTGATAACTATCAGGCCCATATCAATACGCCGCAATATTGTCCGAGTCTGTGCGCGGCGAAGATAGAAGCCTGCGTGATCGTCAAACTCAGAGCATGAGCCTCGCTGATCAATTATTCTATGGCACTCTGAACAGGCATCTCCAGCGGAAATGTCTGAACTTTTCGTTCCCATACCGTTGTCTTCACTAGGAAAATGAGCAAGAACGGTGGTCGAATTATCGTAATTGCAAACTCCCGCGATGTTCAAAGTGCAATCCTGACCCTTGGCCGCTGCTCGATACTTCTTAGACTTCATTTTTACTCTCTATGTCATCGATGAGCATATCTATGTAGTGGCGGGCCTTCTTCAAATCCTCGACCCCGTTCTTGCTCTTCCATCTGGAAATATACTTCAAGACATTTCCCTCGCAGAATCCCAAGCCGTTTGCCAGCGTGTATTCAATGGGCTGTATCTTCATGCTTGCGTAATGGCCGCCACCTACCTGCCGAGCTACTGCCTTCATAGGTTTATATCCGGTTCCAGTCTTGGCCTTGGTAAGTCGTAGACCAGTGTTGAATGAGTGCCGCCTTCCTTCCTAAACGTCATTAGGTGCATCTGTCCGTCACCACCGAAGCCCTTAGAGGCATGCCACGAGTCAGGGGGTGGCAATGCGCCAAACTTGTACACGGTGCAGCCATCAAGCTCTAATACCTGCTGGTGATGGAAGTGTCCAGTTGCCCACATCCTATGAGTAGTCCTGCCCCATGTCTCTGGCATATCTCTTGCCATAACATTGACCAGCTTCTGGGGCTTGATCTTGTCTCCGTGATTCACACCTATCAGCCATTTTCCCCACTCGATATAGTGGAAGTATCCGCTAGTATTCAGTATCTCAACGCGCTCATTCTTGTGGAAGTATGCCCTAGTGATCTGCTGAACAGCTATCGCAGCATCAGGGTTATGGTTTCCCTTCGCCACAACCACGACAACCTTCTTGAATTTTATCAACATCTTCTTGACGGCGTACTGCATCACCTCGCCAGCAATTTGCAGAACCCTATCGTACCTAGTGTCTACGTCTACGTCAGTCCCTGCTAAAGTCTTGTTTAGTGAGGAATTGGCATGCATAAAATCGCCCACGTCCACCAACATGGCCGTCTGCGAGTCTGGAGCGCGATCAATGAGGTTGTCAATTGCCTCGCGAAGCCCCCTGCTTGCTATGTCGCTATCAAAATCAGAGTGCTTAGTCTCTGGTGCATAGGCATACATGCCAATGTGAGCGTCACCTATAAAGATGGCAGATAGCAGCTCCTTGTCCTGCTTGCCTTTGGGGGTCGCCACCCTCTTCGTGGGCTTAATCTCAGAGGTGAGAGACTCTATGTATGTCTTGAACTCCTCACGCTGCTTTTCTACATTGGCCTTTGTTTTGAGCCATATAGAATTGCCATCATCGTCCTTGGTAAGTATTGACCTGCCCAATACTGATTCGGTAGATGGCACTAGATGTCTAGCGTCAAAGGCTTGTGATAAGCCTCCAGCCTCGGCCTTTCTCTGAATTACTCGTATCGCTTGGCTTACGCTACTAGCATCTTTTCCTGTCGCTCTGGCAGTGCCATTTACTGTTAAATGTTCTCCGTATGCCATGTAAATCATGGCTTGGTGTTCGGTTGTACAGAATTCTAATAATCGAGCATCGTATGGTCTACATTGTTGGTTCGCTATCATAATTTCTCACGTATTACTATTAACCATCTGTAATTGTGAGGGTTTTGGCGTTATTTAGCAAACCCTAAAGGTCTAGCGTTATCTGCTTTTGTGATAACTCGACCAGAGCGGCCCAGTCAATCTCCCTGCTTCCTTTGGTAAAAAACAAAATAGGCTCGGCGGTTGCTCCATTCTTTTTGCGTGAAGCCATCTCGTATCCAATGACCCCTTGTATCGAGCATCTATCTAAGCTGGCTAAACAATACTCTATCAGCGGCTGGCAAATCCTGTTGTATGTATGGTTTGCGTAACAGTCGCTAATGTTGATGGCGAGTATCCCTTCCTCCTGCAATGACTCCCAAGCAAAAGAAACCATCTTAAATAGGAATAACTCCATCCAGTCATCAAACTTTTTGCATTTTAGGTGAGACTGCAAAGAACCCTGATATTTTTCTATCTTGTAGTAAGGGGGTGA